TGCTATGTTTATTTCAAGCCTTTGGATCTATAGTTTGATTGAAGCATAAAATGGGATTCTTTAGTTATCAATGTGCCAAATCACAGAAGCCTGTGATGAACATCTATGCAGTTGGCAATGGACCATTTGCATTCAGTAGCCGAGTTGTAGTATTATTCAAGAACGGTGATCGCATTAGCGGCGCCTATGATGGCTATGGGCGTGTAGGCGGAGTTGAGTTAGTAGATTTTCTAGATAGTGATTTTAAGGTGGTTATCTCAAAATACTATAACGGCGAATCGTTCGACCAATTAGGGCCTAACAAGCATGAGCCGGGCCAGGGTTATTTTTATAGTGACGAGGATCTAGAGGAGATTTTCAGTAATGGCTAAGTTAAGAGGTAAAATTGTGACTAATCGAAATGTAAAGCGTGTTATAAAGAAAGTTGTTAATAAAGCGTTTCAGTTTATTTGGCAACATAAATCAAGAGACCCTAATATTCTTTATCCCAAAAATGAGATGAAGCGTGTCAAGGGTGTACACAATGAAATTTCATTTGCTGATCGTGTGAAGGAACTCGAAAAGGACCCGCGATTCGCACCTCTTGTACGCAAGATTCAAAAGAAGTTTGCGGGCAAACTCAAAATGTCTGATCGCCCCAATTTTAAATGGGTACCTATCAGCCTAGTTGTAATTGATCTTGATATTCAACGAGATATCATTATTGAACATTTGCTTGAAATTTTAGACAACTTTCATCCTTGGCGCATCAGCCCGGTATTCGCTGTTAAGGATCCGGGCATAGAAAAGTATCATGCGTGTGATGGACAGCATAACACAACTGCTCAAATGGTTTTGTATGCGGCTCAGATTTGGGCTGATATGACCGGCGAAGAAATTATGGTTCCGGTGTGGTTTGTTGAAACTTCTGATCGTAGTTTTGCCCGCGACTTGTTTACTTTTGTAAATGGTAAGGGCCGTCGCAATGTTGATGATTACACTATGATTCGTAACGATCTATATAAGATCCGTATTGACGGCAAAACCGAAGAAGACGATCCCGAAGCATGGGCCAACCATATTAAAGTTAAGGCTATAGAAAAAAATAATTGTACCCTTACAAAGAAGGGCGATAAAGACAATGATGGTTTAGCCGGATCTACAACTCACATCGCCGCGGTAATAACGCGGTCTGAAAAAGTGTTAGATCATATTACTGCCGAACATGATCTGTATTTTCCAGAAGAACCAATACATAATACTGAATATGGTTTCTTTGAAAGTTTCTATAAAGAATTCATTGAGACTAAGGTTTATAAAAACCGTAATGATCCAGGCTTCCGTGAATTCATGGATGAAATCATGGGTACCTTAAATAAAGGGTTTTGGTCTATGAAGAATCTTTCGACCCAGACAGGTAAGGCATGGGACAGTCATTATAAAAGCAAGCACGGTTCATTAGCAGATGTTCCTAGCCCGCCCTTTAGTGTCCCAGCAGGCATTGTATGTCGTGCTTATGTGCGTAATGGTGGTACTCATCAAGTGCTTGAAATTGCCGAGACTGGTATCTTAGCAAAGCCTGATATCTATGATTTTTTAGAAAACTATATTTTAGAACGGTATAAGTAATGACTACTCTACTGGACAAATTTACAACGGGTATATACCTAATCAAAACTGTACATAAGGTGCCGTTGTTCTTTGGCTCAGATGAGTTTGTACATCTTGATGGTTGGGGTAGAACTACCCATGAAGAAAAACGAATCAAGGCATATATAGGTCATACAGGCTGCGCACAGCAATTTGGTGATCTATATTATGGACCTACAGACTTTATGGAGGATTTAGAAGATAGTCGTAAGTCTTTGCAGGCTCATACCAGTATAAATGTAGGTCGTTGGACATGGGAATGGGTTGATCCTAAAAGTGGTATTACATATACCGATTTAAAAAATTGGTTCGAGAGTAAAATGAGGACTGCCCCTTGCCCGATATATCGGGTAAAGTCTGACCATATGCCATACGGTCCTTTTACAGGGAATCATATGTTCAATATTGTAGATATTTGTGCAGATCCGACTAGATTTTTAGAACCTGTGTAAGTTGTTGTTTTTTAACAACATTAAGGCGTTGTAAGTTGTTGATTTATAACGCCTTTTTTCAACGGAAAAAAGTGAAAAAAGTGGCGAAAAAGGCTTGACTCTGGGACAGATTGGGCGCATAATACATACATGATGAACGAACGGACGAAAACTATGAAAATTAAGTATTTTGGTATGTTCACAGATGAGGGCAATGCCCTAGTCTGGGGAATGGTCGAGACTGCTAAGAGGGCAGACCTTGATTGGAGAACTGTCGTAGATATGCTTTATGATGTGGCTTGCCTAGACGGCTTTGAAGAAGCAAGCGATACTGCGGTTCGTGAAGCGGTTTTCATGGAACTACAGAATAAAGTCGATGCTGAGGCTTGACATTAGTCCAGCAAGGCACTATAATAGTTATATTGTTTAGTTAATTGACGGAGTGAGATTTATGTCAGTTGTGCGTATCCTTAATGGGTCTTATCGCGGCACTAGTGTTGTCAACACCGAATTCAAATTGGTGAAGGGCTTCCAGTCAGGTAAGAAGGGCAACTATGTTACAGTTCGTAACGAGGGTCAGTTTGATATCGCTATCGATACTGTAAAGGTTAAGGTAGACTCAATGAGCGATTTTGAGTTTGTAGGCGGCGAGCCTGCTCAGGCAGTTGCGACTCCAGTAGTCGATATGCAGGTCGAGACCGATGAACAGGCTATCGAACGCATTCGTACCCGATTTGCGATTCTTGATGAGATGTCGGCTGCTACTACTAAGGGCGGTATTCGCGCTATGATCGTTAGCGGTCCCCCGGGCGTCGGCAAGAGTTTTGGTGTCGAGCAGCAATTAGAGAAGGCTGCTATGTTTGACAAGATCGCAGGCAAGCCCCTTAAGTTTGAGATCGTCAAGGGTGCTATGACGGCATTGGGTCTGTATGCTACATTGTTTAAGCATAGTGACAAGAATCACGTACTGGTGTTTGACGATTGCGATAGCGTGTTGATGGATGATCTGGCTTTGAATATTCTCAAGGCTGCGCTAGACAGCGGCAAGCGCCGTCGAATTTACTGGAATAGTGATTCTAGCATGTTGCGCCGTGAAGGCATACCTGATGCTTTTGACTTCAACGGTTCGGCTATCTTTATCACTAACATCAAGTTCGATCATCTTAGAAGCAAGAAATTGCAGGATCACCTCGAGGCACTTCAAAGCCGTTGTCACTTTTTGGATCTGACTATCGATACTGAGCGTGACAAGATGTTGCGTATCAAGCAGGTTCACAATGACACCGATGGTGGTCTGTTCCGAGATTACTTTTTCGAAAGTGATGAAGGTGAGCAAGTGTTACAGTTCATGTGGGACAAGAAGGCTAAGTTGCGCGAGTTGAGTATGCGTATGGCTCTAAAGATCGCGGATCTTGTCAAGATCAGCCCGAATAACTGGCGCAATCTTGCTGAAAATACAGTTATGAAGCGAACCTAACTCACTCTAGGATTTGCTTCTAGAGAGGACCGAAAGGTCCTCTCTCCTTTTTATTTGTAAAATTACATAGAGTATATTATAATATTATGATGCAGAAAAGAGAACACCTGTTATATTACATGATGAAAGGGCATGTACATCTAAGTAAAAAAGATTATGGATTTTTTAATAATCTTACCTATATCATCAAAGATAAAAAACAGGTCACTTCAAATCAAAATAAACTTTTCGACAAATTGATATTAAAGTATCAAAGGCAGTTGCGTAAACTAGGTCACGATATAGAAAAATTAAATGATTTAACTTGGGATGTGCCTATCGTTGATAGTAGCAACGAATATCTCACACCCAAACTTTATCTACAAAACGATGAGATTTGTTTGCGCACTCCTTTCAATACAAATTTCGTGCGCACATTCAGGGATCATAGGGATAATACATTTATATGGAATAAGGAAGAGCGCATATACCGTAGCAAGTTTTATACACATAGCCTGAGATTGGCCTATGATTCTTGTAAGCATTTCTTCAAGCGATTGGACATCAGTGCTGATATCAAAACATTGATAGGTGACCTAATTGAAGAAAAAGACTGTACCAATGTACCCATTCTAACCGTTAGAGAGGGTAAATACTATATCAACAATATAAATCAAAATCTATATCATGCAATCAAGGACATCGAATTGAACGATGATCCATCGACATTACACAGGTTGACTAGACACGGTATATCTATAGATAAAGAAATCATCAAAGATGATCCTATTAAAGTTTTTGCTAGCCAGTACATAACAAAATTAGATATAGACGAATTCTTGAGCAATGACTATCTGGGGAAATTAAATATTAAGAATGCGATTTTGCCAACTATACAGAACTATAGCCATCTTAATTTGATAGATAAGGCTATCAAAGATCATTTGATTAGGCATTCTATTAATATTATAACTGCTGTAAATGCAACAGATGATACAGTATTGATTAAACGCATAGCAAGCCCAGAACGCAATCTTGCGTTTGGAATAGATCCTAGAAAGATCAGTAAACTTATTCAAATAGTAAACTCAAGACCCGTGGAGGTCAGATGAGACAAGCAAAGATAATAATTAAAGATGAAGTGAATTGCAAAGTCGAGGGCCTTGATCTAGATTGCCGCAGGGCATTGGTGCGCAAGTTTGAACATGAGGTTCCTGGCGCAAGGTATCTTCCGGCAGTGCGCCTCGGCAGATGGAACGGTAAGGTCAGTTATTGCAGCCTCGCAGGTAGCACTTACATCAATTTGATTCCTGATGTAGTAAGTGTGCTAGAAGAATATGATTATGATATCGATTTAGTAGACTTGCGCGAGTATCATACTACTTTTAGTTTTGCTCAAGTGTCCGTAAATTCGTTTGATGACAAGGTATGGCCTAAAGGGCATACGCAAGCAGGAGAGCCTATAACATTGCGTGACTATCAAGTAGAAATCATCAATAACTTTTTAGCCAATCCGCAGTGCATACAAGAGGTAGCCACAGGTGCAGGTAAGACTATAATGACAGCGGCTCTATCAAAGAGCATTGAGCATTATGGACGCAGCATAGTGATCGTTCCAAATAAAAGCCTTGTAGTGCAAACTGAAGCAGACTATATCAATCTAGGCTTAGATGTTGGTGTGTATTTTGGAGATAGGAAAGAATATAACAAGCAGCATACGATATGCACTTGGCAAAGCCTTAACAATATGTTAAAGAATACTAAAGCAGGCGAAGCAGAAGTCAGTATCAAAGAGTTTATCGAAGATGTTGTTTGTGTAATGGTTGATGAAGTACATATGGCCAAAGCCGATGCGCTTAAGCAACTATTGACTGGTCCGTTCAGTCAAATACCCATACGCTGGGGACTGACTGGCACTATACCTAAGGCTACATACGAGCAAGTAGCATTGCTTGTAAGCCTGGGCCCTGTGATTGGCAAACTCAGTGCTGCTGAGTTACAAGAGAAAGGAGTTCTCGCTCAATGTCATGTTAACATAGTTCAGTTAAAAGATGGCTTAGAGTTCACAAACTATCAAAGCGAATTAAAACATTTGCTTGAAGATGAAAAACGATTAGACAAGATCGCACAATTGATCGATAAGGTCAAGGATAGCGGAAATACATTAGTATTAGTAGACCGCGTAAATGCAGGTCGAGAACTTATGGAAAGGTTAGATGATGCTGCATTCATCAGCGGTGAGACAAAACTCATGGAAAGAAAAGAAGAATACGATGAAGTTAAAACTAGTAGTAAAAAGATTATTGTGGCGACTTATGGTGTGGCCAGTGTGGGTATTAATATTCCTCGCATTTTTAATCTGGTTCTTATTGAGCCCGGAAAAAGCTTTGTCCGGGTTATACAAAGTATTGGGCGAGGCATACGCAAAGCAGAAGATAAAGATCATGTAGAGATTTGGGACATCACTAGTGATTGTAAATTCGCCAAACGACATTTGACGCAACGAAAGGCTTACTATAAAGAAGCAAAGTATCCATTTACTTTAGAAAAACTTGACTATTGAAGAGGTAAACATTAAAATATTAATATGCGTATATTAACACTGGAAAATTCATATTACAATCTAGAAACGCTGCCTGAAGAAATCGATGATTTGCGTTTTGCTATACTTGATAATAGCAATCCTCAGAATGTAGATTATCACTATATTCCATTGATATTCCTTGAGAGTTTCAACGCAGCAGCATTAGTGCTACAGATAGGAGATAGGAAAATCAAGATGCCATTAGATTGGCAGATATTGATAGGCGAGAAAGAGCATGGAGACCTTGAGACATTGCCTTTAAGCAGCCTGAATGATCGTGGGTTCAGCGCATTTCAGTTCAATCCATTGAGTTCTTTTAGTCCAAGTTTTTTGCCTATTGAAATCGTTGATATCTACCATGATGTGACATGGTATGCACCTAGATTGCGTAATGGTCAATTCTTATGTGTGCCGATAGACGATGGACCTAAGCCACGCTGTGTTTTTTTCGTAAAAGAAATTAGCCGCAACTGTGAGATCGTTGATTATAATCAGGTGTTTTAATGAAATACGGTATCAAAGTTCCATTAGCACTAGATCATCATGGTGAGTACAATGATTGGTTGTGGGTAACCCAAGGTGATGGTAAGTTTCAACTTGAACCATTATTGTTTGAAGAAAAGGAACTTGCGGAAGAATATGCCTTGAAAGTATGGGGATATAGTGCTATAGTAGAAGAATATGTACAAAACAAAGAAATCAGTTGATGAAAAGTTAGAAAGACATGATCTCGACTTATTCGAGGTTCTTGCCGCATTGGATAGAAAAGATTATGATTATTACGATAGATTGAGCGAAGAGCAGCGCAAGAAGTTTGTGCCCTTCATGATGATCATGTGGCTTAGCGCAATCAAGGGCAAGACTGAGTTACAGCAATATTATGTACTAAGCACTAACGAGTTTGCTAACAAATATTTGTTTAACGAGAATGTGCAGAAGCATCCTAAGTTACAATGGTTGATGTTATGTGCTAGCAGTTTCGGTAGCAAGCAGTTTCATCAGTGGATACCGCAGATCAAACAAAATGTAAGCAAACTAAAAGAAAAAGCATCGATCAAGGATATAAAAGAGTATTATAAAAAGATTTATCCTAAAAGCGATGATGAGGTATTAACAGAGTTCAGCATGTTGTTTACAGAGCAACAGCATAAGAAAGTATATCTAGCACAGAAGTTTCCTGAATTAAAGGTAGAAGATATTGAAGCACTTAGTAATTTTATCACAGACGATGAAATCGAAGAATACGAAAAACAATACGGCGATTGAACACAAATGTGAGTTTTGTGGCAGCACTTTCATAAGGGAAACCTCGCTGCTGAAACATCTTTGTGAAACTAAACGCCGTTGGCTTAATAAAGATATGCAAGGCAATCGCATAGGATTTAGCGCATTTGTTCAGTTCTATACTAAGCATAGTCGTAAAGTAAAGAAAGATTACATGGACTTTGCTAAGAGCGCATATTACACAGCGTTTGTCAAGTTCGGTAACTATTGTAGTGAAGCCACTGTATTGAATCCAAGCAGATATGTAGACTGGTTATTGCAAGAACAGATCAGCATTGATATCTGGAATCGTGATACTAATTACAACAGATTTTTATTAGAGTATCTCAAGACCGAAGATCCACTTGATGCTATCGCACGTAGCATTGAGACTACTGTATTGTTGAGTGAGCAAGACAAGATACAAACTAAAGATGCGTTGAGATATGGCAATCGTAATCGCATATGTTATGAGATCACTAAAGGTAAGATCAGCCCGTGGATGTTATATCAAAGCGATAGCGGCTTAAAATTTATCGAAAATCTTGATACTACTCAACAAAAAATGATAATCGAATATATTAATCCAGAACAATGGGCTATTAAATTCAAACGTAGCAAAAACATAATCCCAGAAGTCAAAGAACTTTTAAAGGTAGCAGGTTACTGATGTTATTCCATTTTAAGTATGATAAAGATTTTATGTATACTATAAGGATTCCTTGGCGTAAAGGCGATACTATGCAACGCTGGGACGAGACATGCGCATGGGCTATGGAAACTTTTGGCCTTCCCGGAGATAAATTTATAACTAATCCTACAGAAGATTACATGGATTTTAAATTCAAGAATAAAGAGGACGCTATACATTTTAGCCTAGTATGGGAATGAATCAAGACATACATGATATAGTCTGTAATAAAGAAGGATATGTGTTACTTGAAGGCATGATACCTAAATGGATCATAGCAGATTACAATAATAGGATCAAAGACCTATATCCTGTCCGCGCTGTGAGCCCAGACAAAAAATATGCCGAGCGCGATGATATAAAGGACTTAAATGATATTTCAGTATGGTGGAGCCAAGAAGTCAGCGAATTTCCTGAATTCAAAAGGATACTAAGGATA